AGCCGCACGCTGCGTCGCCAGTCCCTTCGTCCACCAGTTGAACTCAGGATCATCCACCTTCTCGCTCTTCAGCTTACTCATAATAGCAGTAAGTGGTGCAGTACCATTCGGGTACAAGAAGAGAATTGTTTCTCTATAGCTCTTAGGTCTCTGGTCGGTTGCCCAACTACCAGTGCCTCTCATTCCAAGAAATCCTGCCATCTTTCATTCCTCCTTTTTTTCCTATTTAGTTAGGAATCTGAACTTTGTATGTATAGGTAAGCTCCACCGCCTTCGCACCATTCATAGTCCCCGCAGGGACATAGAGGCCGTAGGTTTTCGAGAGCGTTCCCAGATCGTCGCTGCCATCGAATGTCGCCTTGATAAGACGATCATAGAGGGCATTTGGTGCAGCAGGCAGGCCCAGAGAGGCGCCAGCACCCAGACTGATTGTGTCGCTAGTACCAGTAACAGTACCAGAAACAAGAGCCCACGTAGCACTCACAATCTTCGCGAACGCCTTGACCGTAGTCTTTGCGCCTGCCGCAGTGAACGCAAGGACATCAGAGATCCCCACTCCATTCTGATCTACGCCGACAATGGTAACAGTACCATTCGTGATAGTCGCATTAGCGTCAGTCAGATATCCCCTGACAGTTCTGGGATAATCAGGCTGAGCCGCGATAGTGAACGCACCTGCGGTCAGCGAAGAAAGCGCAACCGCTGTAACATATGTACCACTATCAGCAGCTTCAGCTACGATAGGCTTTGCGAAAGATGCAAAACCAACACAGTCAAGCCACCCTTTACTCTTATCCATCTTTCTTTCCTCCTTATTCTTTACTATCTGTTAAGAAGCAGGAATAACAGGGATCGTGGCAGATACATCATTGCCCGTTACTCTATTCGCTGCTGCATATGTTAGGTCGATTACATAGGAGCTAGAGCCGAGAGCTGCAGCACTTATACATACGTTGTCTGCAACATTGAAGACGCTAGTTGCCTGTGTATCAATGAACTTTCCCGCACACTGGATGAAGTTTCCATAGATCAAACCTCTCCATGAGGCAGTAGTACCGGCACCAGTAATAATACCTCCAGCAGCTCCATCCTGCATGATGTTGCCGACGATCTCTGTCCCACCAGCTTCGCCTGTTCCAAAAGTAATGTATGATGTAGCGAAGGCGCCTTCAAACCTGCAACCTTTCACTTTCAGGAAAGGGGAAGCAGTTGCCAGAATACCCCTAGTCGTCTGTGCCGCAGCATTGAAGGTGCATCCGTGGAACTGGATACCGCTGGATGTAGATGCCAACGTAATCAGAGGAGAAGCAACTGCAGGACCCTTGCAGAAAATATTATAGAAGCGTGTCCCATAGTTCCCCGTATTCACAGGAGCGTGATTACCTATAATCCCAGGCATATCGTTTGCATCGTAGGAGCCCACTCCGACAACATCACACTTATTTGGGAAGGTTACCAGATTCTCTACAAACGTGTCACCAGAGATATACATTGTGTTCCTAGCTGCCCAACCATACTTACTCCCCGCTATATACGTATTGTTCGCAGTGATAGCAGCTGCCAAGGTAGCAAACGCCTTATCCCAGGACGATCCGTCGTTATCGTCATCGCCATAATTACCAGCGACAAAGTAGGTCTTCCCAACACTCAGTGGTTTCAGCGCGCCACTAGAGTCCACGATCACACTACCACTTCCTGCCCTAATCCCTTGCAGACTAGGCAGGACGCCCTTCCTAGCGAAGTTGTAAAGTAATCTATCATATCCCATCTTCTTTCCTCCATTTCTTTATGGTTTAGTTGTATTCCCTATCCGCTGCAAGGTCTCTCTCTGGCTCATCTCCTGCACCTTGTCTTCTCTATAGCTTACACAGCTTATGTTGAAGAGAAGAGTCTCGTTTACAAGAGCATACCAAGTTCCCTAGTCTTTTATATCACCCTCTGTTCAAAAATTGAACATAGGTTGCTTACATCACATCCTTGATCAGGTCAGCTATACCCTGCTCTACCCTACTCAGTTCCCCCTGGCCTCCGCCAGACGGCCTTGCGTGTTGCCCACCTGCGAAGGCAGGTGTCTCGACAGGAGCTACTGGCGCTGCAGGCTGCACGGGAATAGTAGAATCGACTCCCAGCCTCAGTCTATTACGAACCTCAGGAGCCAACTTCTCTATAACCTGCTCCATCGTCCAGTCGGGGTTCGCTGCAGCTAGCTCATTCGCTACTGTCCCGACGTACGATCTACTTCCCACCAGATCTTTATTCGCATTGAAGAACTCTGTTACCGCTATCTTCCTGGTTACGACCTGATCTGCCAGGGCCATTACTATCTGCGGTAACGCTGCCAGCATCCCTTCCTGCGACTTTACTACCACGCCCGAGAGCATTGCGTTGAAGTTATCCACGCTCTTCAGCGCCTCATCCAGATCCTCATCCTTTGCCAGGAACTTATGCACTTCTGGTACTACAGGTTCTGCAGGAGTAGTTGGCGTAGTAGGCTGCCTTCCTGCAGCTACAGTCTCTACCATCTTCCGTAGCTCTTCTATCGTCCCTTGCATCTGCGCAATAGTATTGTCCCGAGGATCTGCAGCAGGCACGACAGGTGCAACCACTACAAGATCTGCAGGAACAGCAGGCGCAGGCATAGCAGGATCGATAGGTACTACCGGTTCTGCAGGGACAATCGGCTCTACTGGAACGACAGGATCAACAGGAACCACTGGTTCTACCACTACAACAGGCTCCGCAGGAGGCGGAGGAGTCTCGGGCTCCAGACCCGTAAGCTCGTCTATCCCTTTCTTCACATCTTCACTAATCTCACTCATCTTTCTTCTCCTCTTTCTTTTTCTTATTTCTTTCGTATTCTGTATCTTCCTTCAGTATCGCTGGAAGGTCTACCAAGTAGCCGAGACCTTCTATAAACCCCTGATTTCTACAGATAGTAGTTGGATCCTTAAAAGGATCGATACTATTGTTAGCTGTCATCTTCTCGTCTACCCTATTTACAGCAGACTGCACAAGGAATCTCCAGACCCTATGCTGCACAAACTCTTCGATCTCATTTACTCCGAACTCTATCTCCTCTTTCTTGTCGCTCATGCTAAAGGTACCAAGTTTCCTTTCTGTGCCTCATTCAGCACGGTCTCGTCAGGCATAGCCGTCCCCTGCACCTGAGGCATCTGTTGCCCTTTCAGCTTAAACTCATTCACGTCCTTCACTCCCATCATCATAGCGATTCTTTGGAAGATCCTGACGATATCAAACTGCTGCGATAGCATAGGTTGGGACACTATACTCTGAAAGAGTGTCGTCATAGTATCTGCATTCTCACCTGTAGGTAGCGTACCATCACTTTCGATTATATCGTAGTCTATCGAAATATCACTCGGGCTTATCAGAAAGCGATCAGCTCCTTGGTACTGACTCTTCAGTTCTTCTTCCCACCTACCTGTCATATCAGCGTACAGCGGGCGAGACATGAGCTGCTGTGTATGACTAGCAAGCATATAGCCCAGATCCCACATAGTCTGCAGCGATACAATCTTTGCAGCTTTTCCCAGACGAGACAGCGCAGCCATTCTAGTTCCACGACTTTCATCTGCACTCACCCTTTCACTTCCTGTCCTAGCAAGGCCCATCACGCTATCAACGCTACCTGAGCATGTCTTTATTAGTTCTGTTATGTAGGCAGAGTCTTGTATATGACTACGAGTAATATCAGTAACAGCAAGTTGTTTAACAGCATTATCTACTCCACGTCCCCAGGCTGCTCTTCTCATCCTGATAAGCTTACCAGGAGCAGGATCCATCAGATCATTTATGTTTATGAGCGAAGGATCGACCACTAACATATCATTTATAGACTTTCGGACGTTCGCTATATGACTGTTGACAAGCCAGTCGAGTGTCGTCTGCAACCCACCAATCAGCTCAAGCCGGCTTACTGGCGTCACTGAATATCCATCATAGTCAGGTGAGCATGTAGCAACTGGAAACATATTATGGTTTAGGCCTAGGGGCTTAGCTCCTATTATTATTTTATCAGCTGCCACACAGAAGAGCCACTTCTCAGGATACTCTCCACTTCCCAGTCCCCACTGCTTTGGAATCATGTTGACGTATAGATATATCTTGTCAATAGGAGACGTCGAGCTAGGTGCAGGACCTGATCCGCTACCAAATCTCTCATCCCTACCCGTAGCACTCTTCGCCTTATTGTACTGACTTTGTCCTGCTGTCCCCTTCATATCGCTAAGGTACTTAGCATTAAAGCTGCTAGGATCATTCTGCTCCTCAGACAATAGTTCCATATAGTTTGTAGTCTCTATCCAGCCGAAGAACTCACCTTTCTGTATCTCATGTATCGGTACGTTCGGGTCTGGTAGAGTCATATAGGGATCTATATTTCTAAGGAAGTTTCCTTCATATAGTGTCACATCCTTCGTAACCCTCCTAGTCCCACCTGTACTCATCATCTTAGCGAATATAGCAGAGAAGAACGACGCATCCTCGACAACTGTCTTCTTTCCATATATCTTACCCCAGTAAGGTGCACAGCTTCCTATCCCATATGACCAAGCATCCCGGAAGGTAGTGAGAAGAGCAAGGGCCATCTTGCTCCGTCTACTCTGTATATCTATAACCTTCTCTAGCATGATCCCACCCATCCTATCCTCAGGACCATTTCCTGCATACTTGAAGATAGGATACTCAAGGAACGCAGCAGAGAAGTATGTCAGCAGCGTCTCCAGCGTAGCGAAACTATAAGGGATAACGATAGAGACCGGCTTCCTGTCATCGTTGTCCTTAACCTTCTTCTCCATCTCGTCTAGCGGTATATACGCAGTCAGCGTCCTGTCGATCTGCTTCCAACTCTTATGTCTCTTCTGCATCTCTCTCGCACTATCCTGTATACGAAGGTTTAATTTCGTAAGGAGCGTCTGGTGAAGAGTAGAGGTTGGCCTAAGGTCAAGACCCCTAGGATATTTATAATCAAAGTTCTGTGACAGATAGATATTCGCACTACTATTATTCGGATCCAGGTTTACCGGCATCTTATGCAGCCCTCCAGTTCTTTATAGCAGGCTCGTATTCCCTCTCGAGATCTGCAAATTCATCTTCGTCCGGCATTTCCCCTACCGTATTATCTGGTGCAAAGTAGCGCTCTCCCAGTTCCAGCAACTCTACTACATAAGCGAAAGCATCCATTACATCGTCTCGTTTACTCTTTGGAAAGGCCATTAGCTGATTCTCTAGCGTATGCGAGACATTCTTATTATGGTATATATAGCCCAGGCGGTACAAGGGATTCAGCATCGCTATCCTATCATTCTTCTTCCCTCTCGCCTTTAGCTCGACTAGGTTATAAAACTTTCCCCTCTTCAGCATATAGGTAGTTATCGGATAAGTGATAAACTCATTAAGACCTGTCACTTCGTACCCAAT